AATATTCGGGCGTCACCTTGAGCACGCCAGCGATTCTCGCGATCTTCTCGGCGGATGGCTTCGGATTGTCCTTGTTCTCCAGCTCCCAGATGTAGCTCTTGCTGGATTCGGTCTGTTCCGCCAGCTGCTCGAGGCTGAGTCCGCGCTGTTTGCGGAGGCCCCGTATCTTTTCTCCCAGCGGGGATGGCATGTGGCACCTCGTTCTCTGAATGGCCTGAAAGTATACCTCTGTACCGAACGATTTGGTATCTGCTTGACAAACCCAGCACAAGCCATCAATAATCCGAATCGTTCGGCACACCGAACGCATAATATCCCTGTCTAGGAGTACTTCTGGGATGTTGCGGCATGCCGGGCACCGTCCGTCTCGAAGAAGGAGAAGAAAGGCATGACCGCGTTCAACCCTCGTCACCTCGCCCGTCAGGTTCCGGCCACCACTTGGCAGGCGTATCTGTCCTCCCGTTCCATCGCCATCCCCGAATCTTTCGACTGGAGCGCCGAGGAAAAGGCATTTTCCGATGCCCTGATCGCCCTCCTGGAGGAACTCGAACCGGATCAACAGGCCCTGCTGCACGCCGAGCTGCGCCATGTCCACGCCCTCGCGACCCAGAAAGGCATCGATGCGATCCTCAACGCCAGCGACAACGACGTGGCCATTCGGGAGGACTTCGGACAGCTCCGCAACCACGCCGAGCGGGCCATGTGGGTGTTGGTGAACTGGCCGCAAACCTTCATGACGGCCGAGGCGCTGCTCCAATTCGATCTCGGCGTCGGCAAGCGGTCGTGGAAACGGCAAGCCATCAAGGTGACCGAGCCGGTGTCCCGAGAGGCTGCCGACATCGAGGGATTGCAGGCCGCCTTGTCCGAGGTGCTCTCGAAACGCAAGGGACCGCGGCGCGCCTGCCACGTAGACGTCTGCGACCGTCACCTGGACGGCGGTGTGCAGATCAGCGTCTACGTGGAGGACGATCCCAACGATCTGGTGGAGTTCGTCGAAGAGGGCATGCGCCGCCGGACGACCCGCCCGGCGACCAATCTCGCGCTGGTCTACTTCCCCGCATCCGGCATCGTCGACACCGTCGGCCGGGGCGGAGCCAAGGTCCACCAGCCGCTGGTGACGCTCTTCGCACGCCATCTGCTGAAACAGGAGGTCAAGCCCGAGGCAGTGAAGCAGCCGATGTTCTATCTCAACCGGCTGCGGCACGGCTTGGACCTTCCGGAGGACAGCGACATCGACCTCGCCGCCCACGGCATTGATCGCATTCGCCTCCGCCGCGCCCGGCTCAGGAGCACGAGGGCGCCGATCTGCGACTTCTGGGTAGGCGTACCGGCGGATCAGGCCGAACACTGCGTGCTCGCTGCATCGAGCGCCCACCTGAAGGACCACGACCTGTTCCGCGGTCCGTTCAATATCGTCGAGGCCCTCATCAGCATCTATTTCGCCCCTGCCGAAATGGGCAAGCGCGGTCGCGTACTGAACATCGACCTCAAGCAATCGGGGATCTCCAACCTCCAGGACATGGCAGAGGAGGACGCCAAGCTCGCTGAGCGCCTCCTGCGTGCCTGGCGCGTCTCCGAACCGACCGAGGTCGAACTGGCCCTGGTCGCGTAGAAGCCGCCGTGCAGGCGCGCAACGACATCGCCTTCGGCCTGCTCTGCGGGCTCGTCGAGGAATCCGAGGGAAGCCTCCATCCGGATGCCGCCCGGTATTCCGGACAAATGGATGCCTATCGGCATCTCCTCGACCTCGGTGCCCTCGGGACGGGTGATGGCGTCGGATCGAGCATCCTCTGTCCCTGGTGTGGAATGGGCGATCTGGAGGGGATTCGCTTCGAGCAAGGAGGCCGCCAGGGGTACTGCACGGACTGCGGCTGGGTGGATCTGGCCAGTGATCAAGTGACACGGCTCAGGGTGGACATCACACGCATCGTCCGGTGGCTCGCCTCGGCCCTGGGCCTTGCGGGACGGTATCAACATGAAGAGCTGGTTCCGACAGCGCTGTGGCGCCTGGGCGAGATCGAACATCGGCGAAAGCGCCGCATTATTTTCTTCGGTCGAAGGCTGAACGACCCGGCCTTGACGCCCATCATCGAACATCGACTGCGCACTGCCTGCGCACCGGGTTGCGGCGTCCTCATCACCACTACACCCGACGTCGCCCAAGTGATCCAGGCCGCTGGCCATCTCGTCGTTCCGCTACGTGCCGTTGCGCATCTCCGCAAGGCCGGCTTCGTCATCGAGAATCTCGACGCATACCTCGACGGCTCCGCCGGGATCGGCAAACGGGATTCGGAAACCTCCCTGCGGCTCATGCACTCCGGCCGCATCGCACTGATCGACGGTGGGCGGCACGCACTGTCGCCCCAGGTCTACGGTTTTCTTTCCGTGCTCCAGCGGTCTGCCGGCGACCCCGTCCACAAACGCACCATCGCCGACGCCTTGGAAATCGATGTCGACAAGTGCAAGGGCGCGGACATCTTCAAGCGGCACAAGGCGGTCTACCGCACCTTCGTCGCCCACGACACCGACGGCCACTATTGGCTCAAACCCGAATTCGTCAACGACCAAAGGAGGTGATGCACCCAACGAAGCGGAATTCTTTCATCCGGCAGTGCAACTTCGATCTCGATGAGGTGAATGACATGAGTGGTAAGAACCAGTGGGTCGTCCGCAACGGCGACAAGTGGGGTGTCCGGGGGGAAGGCAACGACCGCCTGACCTCCGTACACGATACTCAACAAGAAGCCTTCGAGCGCGCACGCGACATCGCGCGCAACCAGGGCAGCGAGGTATTCATCCAAGGCACGGATGGAAAGATTCGCGAGCGCAACACCTACGGCAAGGACCCGTTCCCGCCCCGCGGCTGACCGCCCCGCATTTCCATCCCCCAACAAGGCCCGGAGCCAAAACTCCGGGCCTTTTTCTTTCTGGCTCAACGAAGGGCCGATTTGCACGATCTGCCCGCCAATCCTGCCCGCTTTGCCCGCCGGTTTGCCCACCCCCTGAAAACCAGAATGACCTCACGTTTCCGCAACAACCCGTAAGGAGCGAACCGTGAGTATCAAACACCTCAACCAACGCCAACTGGCCGACCGTTGGGGCGTCAGCGAAGCCACCTTGGAACGCTGGCGCTCCGAAGGGATCGGGCCGGTCTTTCTGAAGATCCAAGGCCGCGTGCTCTACCGCGTCGAGGACGTCGAGTCCTACGAGGCGGAGTGCCTGCGCAAGAGCACCTCCGAGCGCGTCGGCGCGGGAGGTGTGGCATGACAAATTCGTCCGGAACGAATTTGGACCGCGAAGCGGGCCGCGCAGCGGCGAGCCGCATGGACGGGGCGAGCAACCGCCTCTCGCCCGACCAGGTTCTCGCCACGCCGGCCGGCGAGCTCGCCGCGCTGCAAAGCGATGCGTTGTTCCAGCTGAAGAACGACGCCTCCGATCTGCTCTCGGTGGCCCGCGCCATCGTCGAGCACCTCGAACGCGCATTGGAGCTGAAGTACGCCGACCGCGCGCACGCCCTGCGCCTGGCCGCCGGCAAGGACACCGGCGTCGTGCATTTCGACGACGGCCGCGTGCGCGTCACCGCCGACCTCCCCAAGCGCGTCGAGTGGGATCAGCAGCGGCTCGTCGAGATCGTGCGCCGCATCACCGATGGCGGCGAGGACCCGGCCGAGTACGTCGAGATCAGCTACCGCGTCTCTGAAATCAAGTTCAACGCCTGGCCTGAATCGCTGAAGAGCGCCTTCGCGCCTGCTCGCACCCTCAAGACCGGCAAGCCGGGATTCCGTCTCGCGCTGATGAAGGAGTGACCGCCATGTTCAAGAACCGCACTTTGCTCGAGAAGCTGAAGAACAAGCATCCCTACCTGCTGGACGAGTTGCCGGCCACGGTCAGCGTGGATGGTATCGAGGTGCCGCTCGAAAGCGTCACCCTGGATCAGATCGCCTTCGCCGTCATCGCCCTCGAAAACGAGGTCCGGCCCATCAGCCGCCGCATGAATGCCCTGCGCGAACTCTACGACCTCGCCCGCAAACACGATGCACTTGGCGCGCACCGGATCGGAGACGCTTTCGCCGACAAAGGAGGCCGCTCATGACCCTTCCTATCATCTCCGCCGACCAGCGCCTGGCCGAGAAGCGCGGCGTCAAGGGTGTACTGGTCGGCAAGAGCGGCATCGGCAAGACCTCACAGCTCTGGACCCTGGCGCCCGAGTCCACCCTGTTCTTCGACCTCGAAGCGGGCGATCTCGCCGTCGAGGGCTGGGCCGGCGACACGATCCGGCCGCGTACCTGGCAGGAATGCCGCGACTTCGCAGTGTTCATCGGTGGTCCGAATCCGGCGCTGCGCGAGGACCAGCCATTCAGCCAGTCGCACTTCGACGCCGTCTGCGCCCGCTTCGGCAACCCTAGCGTGCTCGACAAGTACGAGACCGTGTTCGTCGACTCGATCACCGTCGCTGGGCGTCTGTGTCTGCAGTGGTGCAAGGGCCAGCCGCAGGCCTACTCCGAGAAGACCGGCAAGCCGGACACGCGCGGGGCCTACGGCCTGATGGGCCAGGAGATGATCGCCTGGCTCACCCACCTGCAGCACACCCGGGGCAAGAACGTCTGGTTCGTCGGCATCCTCGACGAACGGCTCGACGACTTCAATCGCCGCGTCTTCCAGCTGCAGATCGACGGTTCCAAGACCGGGCTGGAACTGCCCGGCATCGTCGACGAAGTGGTGACGCTCGCGGAACTCAAGGCCGACGACGGCACCGCCTACCGCGCCTTCGTCTGCCACACGCTCAACCCCTGGGGCTACCCCGCCAAGGATCGTTCCGGCCGCCTGGACCAGATCGAGGAGCCGCACCTCGGCCGGCTGATGGCCAAGATCGCCGGCCCCGCGCGCCCCGCTCTCGAACGCCTCGACTTCGCGCGCCACGCGCCTTCCGACAAATCGGCAGGACAGCCGATTTGCACGTCGCGTAGCGACGCCCACCGGGCCAAGGCCATGGATGGCCTTGGTGAACCCCTACAGCAATAAGGAGCCACGACCAATGAGCTATTTCGATTTCAACGACGCCAACGAGCAGTCCTCGTTCGACCTGATCCCCAAGGGCACGCTGGTGCGCGTGCGCATGACCATCCGCCCCGGCGGCTTCGACGATGCGAGCCAGGGCTGGACCGGCGGCTACGCCACCCGCAACGACAACACCGGCTCGGTGTACCTGAACTGCGAGTACGTCGTGATGGAGGGCGAGTACGCCCGCCGCAAGATGTGGTCGCTGATCGGTCTCTACAGCCCCAAGGGTCCCGAGTGGGCCAACATGGGCCGCGCCTTCGTCAAGGCGATCCTGAACTCAGCGCGCGGTATCCATCCGGGTGACACCAGCCCCCAGGCCCAGAACGCACGGCGCATTGCCGGCTTCGCCGATCTGGACGGCATCGAGTTCCTCGGCAAGGTCGATTGGGAGAAGGATCAGTATGGCCAGGACAAGGCCGTCATCAAGCAGGCGATCCAGCCCGATCACAAGGACTACGCCGCATTGATGGGGGCGGCGCGTGCGCCGGCGCCCTCGACCACCACGCCGAACGCCTATGCACAAGCCACGGGTCGCGCTCCGGTCACGGGCCGTCCGAGTTGGGCGCAGTAAGGGGGGCTGCCGACATGATGCTTCGTCCCCGTCAGGCCCTGCTGGTGGATCGATCGCTCGCCGCGCTCCACCAGCATGGCAACACCCTGGCCATCGGCCCCACCGGTTCGGGCAAGACCATCATGCTGTCGGCAGTAGCCGGCAGGGTACTGGACGAGCCCGACGCGAAGGCCTGCATCCTCGCCCACCGCGACGAGCTCACCGCCCAGAACCGGGCGAAGTTCGGCCGGGTCAAACCCGGCGTCGCGACCTCGGTGTTCGATGCCAAGGAGAAGTCCTGGGCTGGGCGCGCCACCTTCGCGATGGTGCAGACGCTCTCGCGCGACGCTCATCTCGACGCGATGCCCACGCTCGATCTGTTGGTGGTCGACGAGGCGCATCACGCTGCCTCACCGTCCTATCGGCGCGTGATCGACCGCGTGCTGTCGCGCAACCCGAAGGCGCTGATCTTCGGCGCCACCGCCACACCTTCACGCAGCGACGGCAAGGGGCTGCGCGAGGTGTTCAGCAACGTCGCCGACCAAATCACTCTGGGCGAGCTCATCGCCTCGGGCCACCTGGTGCCACCGCGCACCTTCGTCATCGACGTCGGTGCGCAATCGGCCCTCGCCCAGGTGCGGCGCACCGCCACCGACTTCGATATGACCGAGGTGGAGGCGATCCTCAACAAGACGCCGATCACCGATGCGGTGATCCGTCACTGGCGCGAGAAGGCCGGTGAGCGCAAGACCATCGTGTTCTGCTCCACGGTGGCGCACGCGCAGTGCGTGGCTGACGCCTTTGTCGCCGCCGGCATCCGCGCCATGCTGATCCACGGCGAGCTGTCGGATGCCGAACGTAAGGCACGGCTGGCCGAGTACGAGACCGGCGACGCCCAGGTCGTGGTCAACGTGGCGGTGCTGACCGAAGGCTACGACTACACGCCCACCTCCTGCGTGGTGCTGCTACGACCGAGCTCGCACAAGTCGACGCTGACCCAGATGATCGGTCGTGGGCTGCGGACTATCGATCCGGCCGAGCATCCGGGTGTGGTCAAGACCGACTGTATCGTCCTCGACTTCGGCACCGCGACCCTCATGCACGGCTCGCTGGAGCAGGAGGCCAACCTCGACGGCCAGCAACACAAGGGCGAGGCGCCGACCAAGGATTGCCCCGCCTGCGAAGCATTGGTCCCGCTCGGCTGCCGCGAGTGCCCCCTGTGCGGCTTCGAATGGACCCGCGAAGAAACGGAGCAGGCAGAGGCGCTGTACGATTTCGTCATGACGGAGATCGACCTGCTCAAGCGCTCCAACTTCCGCTGGTGCGATCTCTTCGGCTGCGACGATGCCTTGATGGCCACAGGCTTCGGGGCCTGGGGCGGCGTCTTCTTCCTGAACGGCCGCTGGCACGCGGTCGGCGGCGGCAAGGATCTGCAGCCTCGTCTGCTGGCGGTCGGCGACCGCACCGTCTGCATGGCCAAAGCGGACGACTGGCTGAACGAGAACGAGTCCCTCGACACCGCCCACAAGACCCGCCGCTGGCTCAACGAGCCGCCCTCCGAGAAGCAACTGCGCTACCTGCCGCCTGCCGTGCGCGCCGACTTCGGACTTACGCGCTATCAGGCCTCGGCGCTGCTCGCCTTCCAGTTCAACAAGTCGTCTATCCAGCGCCTCGTGCTGGCGGCCAACGACGAACACCGGAGGGCGGCGTGACAAATGATCAGGACAGAACATTTGCACAGCCGCGCAGCGGCTGCCCGAAGGGTGGCGTGCAGGGATGCAGACCATGATATGCGCGATCTGCGGACGAGAGGGACGCGGCTTCTGCTGGCTGTCGCCGAGGAACGGCTCGCGTGCGCCGGACGGCAAGCGTCTGTTCAAGCGCTTCTGCTCCATGCGCTGCCAGGACATTCATCTGCAACGACTGAAGGCGGGAGGCGGGGACGTGATCGATCCCACCCATAACGAGAAGGCCGCGATGGAGGCGGTCCTGCCCTCGCTCGGCGAGTACGTAGCCTCGATCGGTATGGACCGGCCGCTGTCGGCTTACAGCCGCGAGGAAGTCCTGCAACTGGTCGACGTGGTGCTCACCGCCTACTTCGACAACCTGCGGGAGCGCACGCCCGACGATGTGCCGTTTTGAGGAGGCGGTGATACTCGATTACAACCACCGCCCCAGGTTCCACGAGCGCGTCAACACTGTTCTCGACGAAGCGCTGGCGCGCGAACGGGCAGCACAGGTATCCCGCAGTTATCTTGGCGCTTCGCGCCTCGGCGTCGCTTGCGAACGCGCCCTGCAGTACGAGTACGCCCAGGCACCGGTCGATCCCGGACGCGAGCTGCCCGGGCGGGTGCTGCGGGTGTTCGAGGTCGGCCATGCCCTGGAGGATCTCGCGATCCGCTGGCTGCGCCTCGCCGGCTTCGAGCTCTACACCCGCAGAGCCGATGGGGAACAGTTCGGTTTTTCCGTCGCCGGCGGACGCATCCAGGGGCACGTCGACGGCATCCTCGCCGCCGGCCCTGCCGACATTGAGCTTGCTTATCCCGCGCTGTGGGAGTGCAAGACGATGAACGACAAGTCCTGGCGCGAGACCGTCAAGCAGGGCGTGACACGTGCCAAGCCGATCTATGCCGCGCAGATTGCCGTCTACCAGGCCTACATGGAAGGCGCCGTGCCGGGCATCGCGAGCAATCCCGCGCTGTTCACCGCCATCAACAAGGACAGCCAGGAGATCTGGTTCGAGCGCGTACCGTTCGACGGCGGGCTCGCGCAGCGCATGTCGGACCGGGCCGTGCGGGTCATCAGCGCCACCGAGGCTGGCGAGCTGCTGCCCCGGCACGCCACCACGCCCACTCACTTCGAGTGCAAGTCGTGCCCTTGGCAGAACCGGTGTTGGGGGTCGGCTTGATGGCAGACGTCATTTGGCTCGACTACAACGACGCACCCGAACAGCAGGGAACGGCACTCCCCGATACCGATTCGCTGCGCCGAGGCCTGCTCGAGCGCCTGGAGGCCGTGCTGCTTAACCTGTTCCCGCAGGGCCGCACCCGTGGCGGCAAGTTCTATGTTGGCGACATCGACGGCAATCGCGGCAAGAGCCTGGTGGTGGAGCTCGACGGTGAACGGCGCGGGCTGTGGAAGGATTTCGCCACCGACGAAGGCGGCGACGTCATCGATCTGTGGGCGCGATCCCGTGGACTCTCCGCCCGGCACGACTTCCCCCGGATCGCGGAGGAAATCCGTCAATGGCTCGGGATCGCGCCGTCCACTCGCCATCCCGAGCCCCGATCCAACATTCGCAGCGCGCCTGTCGACGAACTCGGCCCCTACACCGCCAAGTGGGACTACCTCTCGGCGGATGGCCGGCTCATCGCCTGCGTCTATCGCTATGACCCGCCCACCGGCAAGGAGTACCGCCCCTGGGACGTGCGCGCCCGCCTATGGCGCGCCCCCGATCCGCGTCCGCTCTACAACCTGCCGGCGGTCGCCAAGGCGCGCGAGGTGGTGCTAGTCGAAGGCGAGAAGGCCGCCTCGGCGCTGATCGACGCCGGTATCACGGCGACCACGGCGATGAACGGCGCAAGGGCGCCGGTCGACAAGACCGACTGGTCGCCGCTCGCCGGCAAGCACGTGATCATCTGGCCGGATCGCGACGCCCCGGGCTGGGACTACGCGGAAAACGCTGCACGCGCCTGCGTGGCCGCCGGTGCGGCGTCGGTCGCCATCCTCGTGCCGCCGACCGACAAACCCGACAAATGGGACGCGGCCGATGCCGTGGCCGAAGGATTCGACTGCGCCGCGTTCATTCGCAAGGGCGAACGCCGAGTCGTCAAGGCGCCGCCGCCGGTACTGCCAACCTTCACCCTGGGTGCGCTGCTCGACGACGACTCTCCGCTGCCGACCGATCTCATCGCACCGCGCGTGCTCACACCCGGCGGCCTGCTGGTATTCGGCGGTGCGCCCAAGGTCGGCAAGAGCGACTTTCTGCTCGCATGGCTCACCCACATGGCGGCGGGCGCCACCTTCCTCGCCATGACGCCGCCGCGCCCGCTGCGGGTGTTCTATCTGCAAGCCGAGGTGCAGTACCACTACCTGCGCGAGCGTGTGAAGGAGATCCGCCTAGCGCCCAGTCGCATCGGTGAAGCGCGCGTCAACTTCGTCGCCACGCCGCAGCTGCAGCTGATCCTGGACGACACCGGCCTCGCCCAAGTCATCCCCGCGATCAAGCAGGCCTTCGGCGACGAGCTGCCGGACATCATCGCCATCGACCCCATCCGCAACGTCTTCGACGGCGGGGAGTCCGGCGGCGAGAACGACAACGCGGCGATGCTCTACTTCCTGTCGCAGCGGGTCGAACGCCTGCGCGATGCGGTGAACCCGGACGCCGGCATCGTGCTGGCCCACCACACCAAAAAACTCGGCAAGAAGCAGTTCGAGGAGGACCCGTTCCAGGCGCTGGCCGGGGCCGGCAGCCTGCGCGGTTACTACACCACCGGCATGCTGCTGTTTCGACCGGACGAAACGCGAACCACGCGCCAGCTCTTCTTCGAGCTGCGCAACGGTGCCGCCATCCCGTCGATGCACGTGGACAAGATCCAGGGCGAGTGGCGCGAGGTCCAGGCCAACGCGCGGCTGGTGATGAGGGACTACGGCGAGCGCCTCGATGCCGAGCGCCGGCGCAAGCGCGACGCCATCCTGCAGATCCTGTTCGACGAGGCGGCCCAGGGACGCTGCTACACCGCCAACCAGTTCGCCGAATCCTTCGAAGGCAAGGCCGGTCTGGGTGGCGAGCGCACCATCCGCGAGCGCCTCTCCGCGCTTTCGACCCAGGGTTACATCAAGTACTTCCGCAACGCGCAGGACTATGGCCTGCCACGCATCGGGCGCACCAAGTACGGCTACCTGTGCGTCGAGGGCATGGTGCTGCGCATACCGGCGGGCGAGCCCGATCCCGACACCGGCGAAGTGCCGCTGCGCGAACTACCGGTATTACCTACCCACTTCAAATGCCCGCAATCGGGGGCCGCATTGCCGGTCGAGAACCCCGAGGTGTGGGTTTACCAAGACGATTTCATCGAGCCGCAGGAGGACGCATGAACACGCGCAGGCTAGTTGGCAAAAATTCTGCCAACTGGAACCCGAATTTTGCCAACTGGATTCAGTTGGCAAACGTCTGCCAACTGGAAAATCCAAAAAATCAATGCATTACAGATCAGTCGGCAAGTTGGCAGTTGGCAATGCCTGCCAACTTGCCAACTGAGCTAACACCATGTTTTTACTTACCTTTCGGTGATTTCCCAGTTGGCGAAAACTCCCTCCCCCCTTCGGGGGGAGAGGACCACGTCGTGTCCTCTCCCCCGACCCGAAGGGGTCTGCCCAGCATCGACGGTTGGGATCGGGAACCGGGCACGGCCATCCTGAGCCTCGACCTCGGCACCACCACCGGCTGGGCGCTGCTCGGACGTGACGGTTCCATCACCAGCGGCTCGGAGTCCTTCAAGCCCCAGCGCTTCGAGGGTGGCGGCATGCGGTACCTGCGCTTCAAGCGCTGGCTTGCCGAGATCAAGCAATCGGCGGACGGCTTGGATGCGGTGTACTTCGAGGAGGTCCGCCGCCACGCCGGAGTAGATGCCGCCCACGCCTATGGCGGCTTCATGGCGCAGCTCACCGCCTGGTGCGAGCACCATGGCATCCCGTACCAAGGCGTGCCGGTGGGCACGATCAAGAAGCACGCCACCGGCAAGGGCAACGCCGACAAGGACACGCTCATCGCCGCCGTCCGCGCCTGGGGCTTCGATCCGGCCGACGACAACGAAGCCGATGCCCTGGCCCTCTTGCGCTGGGCGATCGCGACGCAGGAGGTGTGACATGGACATCCCGAACCCGCGTTACCGCTGCCCGCTGGCCAAGCTGCAACCCGAAGTCACGGACCTGGAAGCGGTGAAGCGACGTGGCTGGCGCGACCAGCACATCCTCGTCGTATCGCCGGACGACGATCGGCTCGACTGGATGGAGCGCGAGCTGATCCGCCGAATCGGCGAGCGGCTCTACGGAACACGGGAGGCTCACCATGGCTGAGTGGACGACCGAGCGCGTCGCGGAACGCTTCCGCGAGGCGGCCAGCACCGCACACCGGCTCCCACCGGTGCGTGTCCAGGGCTACTTCAACACCTGGCCCGCGATCAAACGGATGCCCTGGGAGAATCTCGGCGCGGAGACGGTGACCTACCGCTTTCCGCCCGATCCACAGGCCATCGAGCGCATGCTCGAGACCATGCGCTGGGTGTTGTGGCTCACCGAGGAGCAGCGCCATCTCGTCTGGATGCGGGCCGAGCGCTACCCGTGGAAGGAGATCTGTCGCCGATTCGGCTGTGACCGCACGACGGCGTGGCGGCGCTGGGAGGCGGCCCTGGCGACGATCGTCGCGCAGTTGAACGAGCCCGCCCCATCGCGGCGCGATAGACGCTGCGGGTAATTTGCGAGTGGTGCGTGCCCATGCAAACCGCTGCGGATCGCTGCGAAGTGAGCGGCAAAAAGCGGGTGCAACATTCCCGGCATTTTGGGCTAGGATTGCAGCTAATCTCGCGAGCGAAGTGCGTCAGAGGGCCACCGTACCACCGGTGGCCTTCGTCGTTTCTGGACTTCGCCCACGAACGCGGATTGCCACGGGTCCTTCCCGTGCACTGAGCCATGCGTGGGGCGCGAGCGCGGCGCTTTTCTAGCGTCTGACTGCAAACCGAGGTTTGCAGGGTTTGCGGTTTGCAGGCCCCACCACGACACCACCAGCCCGCCCACGGTCTTCCGTCGGCGGGCTTTCTG